GCACTACAGGCGTAACTCTTCCAACAACTGGAACTCTTGCTACCTTAGCTGGATCTGAAAGTCTTACAAATAAGACAATTGATTCTTCTAATATAGGCGCAACAACTAAAGGCACAGGTGGTTTCACTACCTTAACCTCAAACGGTGCTACAACATTTACTGCAGCAACAGCGTCTTCATCTTACACAACTGGTACTTTAGTTGTAACTGGTGGAGTCGGAATATCTGGAGCTCTTTATGGAAACAGTAGTGCTTTGGAAGGCTTTATAGTTGACGGTGGAACTTTCTAAGACTATAATTAACTAGGACTTTATCTATGGAGTAGAAATGACAAATAAATGTAATATACTATTTGTCAACAGGTTAAATTATGGCTATTAATAGTGGAAATACATCAGGTACGAGAAAAAATAACGTACCAAATATAGTTGGAGATAAACCAGCAGTTGCCGACCCTAAGTTAACGGCAGCCGAGTTTACTAAACGGAACTGTAACTAATACTGCTTTAAATGATCTAACTCCTGGGCAACCATTATTAACAAGACTAGATGAGATTCTTTCTTCTAATCCTGTTGCTAATACTGTATATCCAAGAAAAGAAGCAGTAGGCTATACTAAGTATAGTCCTTACTTCCCACCGTTTTTTCCACCATTCTTTCCTCCTTACTTCCCACCATTCTTCCCACCATTCTTTCCTCCTTACTTCCCACCATTCTTCCCACCATTCTTTCCTCCTTACTTCCCACCATTCTTCCCACCATTCTTTCCTCCTTACTTCCCTCCTTACTTTCCACCAAGCTTTAAATAAAGGGTAGCAAATGGCAAATACTATTAAAATAAAAAGATCATCAACACCAGCTCAAACTCCAGCAACATTAGATCATGGAGAGTTGGCATTAAACTACGCTGACGGTAAACTTTTTTATAAAAATACATCAAATAATATAGTCCAGCTTGGAACCACTGGACCTACAGGACCAACTGGCCCAACAGGCCCTAGTGGCCCAACAGGTTCCGAAGGGCCAACTGGTCCAAGTGGAATGGCTATTCAAGGAACAGCACCTGTTAGCACTAGCGTTATTTGGGCTGACACTTCAGTATCTGGTTCTGCAGTAATTCCTTTAGGTGGAACAACTGGTCAAGTTTTAGCGAAGTCTTCATCTACCGACTATGATACTACATGGGCTACGCCAGTTACTTCTTCTGATCTGTCACTAAAAGCAAACCTTGCTTCTCCTACTTTTACTGGCATAGTAACGATTCCTGCAGGTGCTTCTATCTCTGGTTTTGCAACTCTTGCTTCTCCTACCTTTACTGGAACAGTCGTACTGCCATCAGACACTTCTATTAGCACTGTTAGTTCTACAGAAATTGGATATCTTGATGGAGTTACTTCAGCAATTCAAACACAGATAGACACAAAAGCTTCAACAGGAAAAGCCATAGCTATGGCAATTGTATTCGGAGGATAAATCATGGCAGCACCAAATATAGTCAATGTCACAACAATTATAGGAAAAACAGCAGTTCTTGCTATTACAAACTCTCCAAGTGCAATAATAACAAATTCAGGAAGCAGTGGTAAAGTTTTTAAAGTCAATGCTTTATACGTTGCCAATATTGACGGTGTATCAAACTACACTTTAACTGTTGATTTATTTAGATCTAGCGTTGCTTATGAATTGGCACATCTTCTTGTTGTTCCCGCCGGAGCAACTATTGACGTTATCTCTAAATCCATTTATCTTGAAGAGGGGGACTCTCTTCGTCTTACAGGAAGTACAACTCTTAAGTTAGATGGGATTGCTAGCTACGAAGAGATTAGCTAATGCCAGACTTTCCTTCTTCTTACAATGCATCTGGAATCTGGTCTTTAAATGACGTCGAAGAAACAGTTCAGGGTGGTAACTGGGCAGCTTCGTTTCCAGTTATAAAAGACGGGCTACAGCTTTATTTAGATGCTGGCAATACAGCTAGTTATCCCGGGTCCGGAAATAAATGGTATGACCTGAGTGGAAACAATAGACACTTTACGATAAGTAATACACCTTTTACATCTGGATCAATACCATATTTCTCTACTCTTGGGGGCAACATGGTCGGTCCAGAATCTAACTCATTTCAAATAGATGACAGAAATGGTTACACAATTTATTTAATTATGTATCAGAACTCTTTGGTTAACACTGGTGCATTTAAATTCTACGGTAGTGGTAGTAATGGCAGGGCAATTTTTGCTCACTCATCATGGGGAGACGGTGTTATCTACTTTGATCAAGGTGGTGTAGGCACTGACAGTACAAGAATATCTGCCAGCGGAGGGACATTGACTACATGGAACGTATTTGTGTTTAGAAGAAATGGATATAGACAGAGGCAAATTTTAAAAAATAATTCAGTTATAGCAAGCAGTTCGTTATCAACAGCAGACCTAAACTTTAATACAACTACCGTGACCTTAGGGTCAACTGATGAATATGGCGGTTCAGCTTCTACGTGGAATGCTAGGATTGGTCATTTTATTGTTTACAATCGTGGTTTAAGCAGTATTGAAATGTCGTATAATTATAGTCTTTTAAAAACAAGGTATGGTTTATAATGCCTCAGTTCCCTAACCCTAATAATTCTAGTGGCACTTGGTCTTTAGAAAAACAACGAAATGCTGTCATAGGTAAAAACTGGGGTTCGCCATTAATTGCTACGACAAGTGTTGTTCCATATCTAATCGATGTTTTTGGAACTAAATATTGGGTGTATAGATTTGTTGTTGATAGTAACACAACCAGTAAAACTTTTACAGTGAATATTGTATCCGGAACCGCTATTGCTGAATTTTTAGTAGTAGCTGGTGGTGGATCAGGCGCTGGTTATGTAGGTGGTGGAGGAGGTGGAGGAGGCTTTGTTGAAGGTTCTTTCACACTAACTTCTGGAACATATACGATAGTTGTTGGTGGCGGTTCTGGGCCTGGACTAACTTCTGGTAATGCTCGTGGTCCAGCAGGTAGCAACTCTACAATTACTGGTCCAAACCTATCAATCACTGCTTATGGTGGAGGAGCTGGTGGTAATCATGACTCAAATGCAGGCGGTTCAGGCGGTTCAGGAGGTGGTGCAGCTTCAACAAATGGTCAGACATCTCTGGGTGGTGCTGCTACATCAGGAGTTTGGTCTGGTTCTGCGATAATAACAGCTGCTGCATACGGCTTTAGGGGCGGCAACACCACGGGTGCAAGAGGTGGCAATGACTGTGAAGGTGCTGGTGGTGGTGGGGCTGGTGGCCAAGGTCTTGATCACCTAGATACAAATACTGGCCCAGGTGGTCACGGTCGTCTTTCTACAATTTCAGGAAGAGCATTTCTCTATGCAGCAGGAGGTGGAGGAGGTAGTTTTTATCCAAACGATTCTGGGGATATTGTGGGAGGTGGCTCTGGTGGCATTGGTGGCGGAGGCGGAGGGGGAGCTTACGCTAATGGAAATGTTGGAGCTGGAGGAACAGGTGGCGAATCTAATGGGTCTGCAGCAACTGCTGGTGGAGAATCTCCTGGTGGGCAAGGTGGACAGAACACAGGGAGTGGCGGTGGAGGCTCTGGTCATAACCAAGCAGCAGGGAGTGGGGGTTCTGGAATTGTCTATATTAGATATCCTGCAAATAACGCCCCAATCAATGTTGAATATGTTGTTACAGCTGGAGGCGGAGGTGGTGGATCAGGTGCCACAAGCGCAAATAACGGTGGAGGTGGAGGAGCAGGAGGATATCGTTCTTCCGTGATTGGAGAATCCACTGGGGGGCTCGCTTCAGTAGAGAGTCCATTATCAATAGTTCGTGGAATTCCATACATCATCACAGTTGGTTCCGGAGGTGCTGCAAATACTTCTGGTTCTAACTCTGTTTTTGGTCCAATTACTTCAACTGGTGGAGGTCGTGGTGGGGGATTAAACTCTCCCGTTGCTCCATTATCAGGAGGATCTGGTGGTGGAGGTGGACCAGCAGGGTCTGGGACCAACCTTCATTTGGGAGCAGCAGGTCTTTATTCTCAAGGATATTCTGGAGGAAACGGAAACCCTGCTTCACCTTATCGAGGTGGTGGCGGTGGTGGTGCAGGTGCTGTCGGAAATGCTGGTGTAACTAATGGAAATGGTGGTGCTGGCATCTCATCATCTATCACTGGAAGTGCTGTGACTCGTGCTGGGGGCGGTGCTGGAGCAGGTGACGATGGCAATGGAACAGGTGGTTCTGGAGGTGGAGGAAACGGCGGCAACCTTAATGGCACACTGGCAGTAGCTGGAACAGCAAACACTGGTGGTGGAGGTGGTGGAGGAGTTTCTCAAGGAGCACCTATTGTAGCTGCATCAGGAGGTTCTGGTGTTGTAATCTTAAAATACCCTTCTTATTACAGTCTTAGTATTGGAGCAGGTTTAACGTCAACCACTTCAACTGTTGGATCTAATAAGGTAACTATATTCACTGCTGGCACTGGAAATATAACATGGCTTTAAGGAGTAACTAATGGCACAATTTCCAAGTACATCTATCGCAAGTGGCAAGTGGTCACTTCGTCAGCAATATCGTTCTATTCTTGGCTATAATTGGCCATTACTTCCTCCACCTATTGTTGAAATTTTAGTTGTAGGTGGTGGAGGAGGTGGAGGCTTTGACATGGGAGGCGGTGGAGGCGGAGGTGGAGTATCTGCTGGGGAAATGCTTGTACAGCCAGGAAGTTATACTTTAACAATAGGAGCTGGTGGACTTGGGAATGGCTCAGGAATAAATGGCAACCCTGCTTTTCATGTATTTACAAATGGAAGCGTAAATGGCTCAGACACTTCTGTAATATCTCCTTCTTATGAAAGTATTATCTCAAAGGGGGGAGGTTTTGGCGGAAGCTCCTACTGGGACCATACTCTTGCAGGAACTCCTTCAGCTGGAGCAAATGGCGGTGGAGCTTCTGGCTATAGTAATGGCACTGCAGCCGGCGGTCGCTTAGGTGGTACGTCAACTCAACATACTTTAGGGATGTTAGATGGGTTACTAACTGTTGGATCTCGTGCAAATGGTTATATTGGCGGTTATGGTGGACCTCAGTATTACTCTGGAGGTGGTGCTGGAGCAGGCGGGAATGGAACCAATTCACCCAATACTCCTAATGGTGGTATTGGACAACCTATTGCTATCACAGGTGTTACTTATTACTGGGGAGGAGGCGGTGGTGGAGCTGCCTATAGTGCTGGTCCCGGAGGTAATGGGGGTAATGGTGGAGGTGGCGGTGGAGCTGTTGGCTCTACCACAGGCGGTGCCGGCATTAATGCTGGATCTGCTGGAGGTGGAGGTATTAATAACTCTCAAACAAATACTCCAGGTGGAAATGGTGGAATAAATACTGGCGGTGGAGGAGGTGGTGGTTCTCACTACAGTACTGGATCCAAAGGTGGAAATGGTGGTTCTGGTATAATAGTCATTGCTTATCCAACCACAAGTGCAGCAATTACAACAATAAGTGCAGGACTTACTTGGTCAGTAAGCACAGCAACAAGGTCTGGGTATAGAGTCTATCTCTTTACTGCTGGTACTGGAACAATAACTTTTTAAGGAGATACAATGGCACATTATGCATTTTTAGATGAAAACAATATAGTTACTGAAGTGATAACAGGAAGAAACGAAGATGAAGTAGTTGATGGAATATCTGACTGGGAAGCATACTATGGTGAGTTCCGTGGACAGAAATGCGTAAGAACATCTTATAATAACAATATTCGCAAACAATATGCAGGTGTTGGCTATTCATATAATGAATTAGCTGATGTATTTATTTCACCCGCTCCTTTTGCATCTTGGGTTTTGGATCAAAATCATGACTGGCAAGCTCCAGTTGCTAGACCAGAAGATGAAAAAATGTACACCTGGAATGAAGAAGAACTTTTATGGGTAGAGGTAAATTTATCACCACTACCAATAGAAGAATAACATTACTATATAGTTATTGATCCCATGAGGAAAGAACTTAAATGACAGTTTTAAAAAAATATAACATAAGCACTTCACAGTGGGAACCAATTGTTGCGGGCCTGACTGGACCTACAGGACCTACAGGACCTACAGGTCCAACGGGTCCCACCGGAAGCATTGGTACAGTCACATTAGACGATCTTAATGATACTGTAATAACAAGTCCCGCAACCGGTCAAGTTTTAAGGTACAACGGAACGAACTGGGTTAACTATAATAATACCATTACTCTTGGTGGAAACTTTACTACCTCAGGAGCATATACAACATCTTTGACTGTAACAGGCACAACGTCTATAACTCTTCCAACGACTGGTACTTTGGCAACGTTAGATGGATCTGAAACTTTAACTAATAAAACCTTTACAAGTCCAATAACTAATACCCCTACTCTAACACTCTCATCTACATCATCTACAACAGATGCTAGAATTTCCTGGGATGCTACTAATAAGAAATTACAAGTTGGCAACGGAACAATATCTTTAGATTTTGCTTCTTCTAATGTTATAACTAATGCCGCAACTTTGACTTCAAATAACTATTTATTAGTTCTTGCTGATAAAGATAAATTAGTAGAAATGAATACAACATCGCCTACTGCTAACACTCTTACTGTTCCATTAGGAGATGGTTCAGGCACTGGAGCACTTGCCCCAGTAGCTTTTCCTATTGGTACACAAATTACGATTCTTCAAACAGGTACCGGTCAAACAACTATTACCCCAACTGCTGGCGTAACAATAAATGCAACGCCTGGGCTTAAGCTTAGAGCCCAATGGTCTTCTGTTACTTTAATAAAAAGAGCTACAAATACTTGGGTAGCACTAGGAGACTTGCAAGCTTAGTCTTTTTTGATACACCAAAAAGTAGTAGAGCACCAACGATAACCACTGGTTATTTCCATGACTCCATGAGGAAAGTCGTCATTAGCTGGAAAGCAAACAAATAATCCAGGTTCTGGCTTTACTAAAAGATCTTGATTTGGAAAGTATATTTCTCCCCCATCAAAATCGTCATTGTAATAAAGAACCGAACTAATATCTCTCGATGGATGTCCAGCTCCTGTTTTAAAGCCAACCTTTTCATTTTGAGCAGATCCATGATCAAGATGCACTGGCATTGAATCACCAGTTTTCATCTCTACTACACTAGATAATCCTTCATCATAAACGCTACAATTAAAAGAAGTTTCTATAATATGTTTTATTTTACTATAGTAGACTTCAAGCAAATTTGGCAACGTTTCACTTCCGTTTCCAGTGTATACCCCATATGGAGAATATCCTGTTTCATCAAATATAACTGGGGTATTTTTTAAGTATAATATAATTTTTTCTGAATCTTTTTTATCTAAAATATCTTTTATTATATAAATCTTGTCCATTTTATTTTAATTTTCAGTATCATCTGTTTGATTAACGAAAATCCAGTATCTAGAAAAAATTCTTTGACTAGGAGTAAAACCCCCTTTTACAGCATGAATCATACAGCTTAAATCTACAATTAATAAATCACCATTAGACCATTCCCACCAATTTTGAATATTTACATTATCGTTTACTTGCCTTACATACCAGGCAACAATTTCATTAAATAATTTGATTTCTTTTTTTGATGGACTATCTTTATTTACAGAATAAAGAAAATCTTCATTATTTGGAGAAAGTCTAAGAATTTTTTCATCTTTAATTCTATGATTTTGTATACATTTTCTTGGTAAAATATATACACCTTTACCCATTACATCACACGAGTCCAGGAATAATCTCCATTCAACAGGCATTTTGTTATACATATCAATTGCACTTACAAAACCTGTGTTTCCTACCCCTGTTTCACATTTAAAAGACAACATATTCCAAGAAGCTGCTACCTGAGGGTTTTCTTTTTGAACATGCTCTAGATGCCACGGAATAAAAAGTTCATTTTTAGACATTAATTTAATATTTTTATTAAAAGTAAAAGAATGATCTTCGTTGTCTTGTGAGGAAACATAATTGCAATTTAATTTTTTAGCAAATAATTCAGTAATTTTTTTCTGCTCAAAAATATCAAAATGACTTTTCCTAAAACATATTAAACCATATTTTAAAAATAAACTAAAATACTTATCAATATTTTTTTCAATATCATCAAAAGATAAATTATCCATATAAGCCTCTTTAATCATTTATAAAACCTTAGTTATTGTATAAAAAGATGGTGTAGTGTATCTTTCTCCGGAAATAATACACTTTACACCGTGGAGATAATCAATGTCCCCAGGGTGAGCGACCGCTAAGCCTGCTTCTGGTTTTATCATTAAATCATAATCTGGATAGTACAACTCCCCACCTTCAAAATCATCATTATAATAAATTAAAGAATTTATATCGTACGTAGGAAAAGGATTAGGTCTTCCGTCGTTCATCTGCTTATCAGCATGAGGTCTCTGTTCCATGCCAGGACGCCATTTTATTATCACCGGTGGCCTTGTCGAAAGTTCTACTTTAAAAGAATCTTCTAAACATTTTTTCATTTTTTGAATATATTTTTCTATAATATTATAGATGTCAATATTAATTCTATTAAGTATGTCCCAGCTACATTGTCTATCGGACCAATAGGAAGCATCGTATGTGCAAGTTCCATCTTCGGCATATTGGCTTTCTCCTGCATCCATCCATTCAGAAATTGTAGGTAAAAACTTTTGTATAATTTTAAGATCTTCTAACTCAACAAAATTTTTATATATTTTAATGTTGTTAATTTTTTTGCCAAAGTGCCCTGGTTTTATTAGAGATTCATCCATTTTGCTGCTCCAATGTAGCTTGATTTGTCATGTGCTATATGATATATTATACCATAACCAAAAGTTCGATTAGTCTTAAGGAAAAAATGGAAATTTATAATGTAGAAGATCCAAAATTTGGAATAATTTTGTATAGAGACGTAATGTCAGAAGACCTTAATCTTATTAACCGATTAGAGGAAGCTCTAAAAGATAGTGATCATGAATATTTTAAATGGAATACTGCTACGGTTGGATACAATACCCCCATGCCTGACTATAGGGATTGTGTTGATCTAAAAGTTGGTCCAGCCCATTGGCCTCATCTTCCTGAGAATTTAAAGGAAATTAAAAATATTTATGATGATACAGACGCAATATTAAAAAAGTGTCTAGCAGATTATGAAGCTAGATATAATTTTAAAATGGAATTTATGGAATCTATCAACTTTGTAAAATATGAAGTTGGACAACATTTCTCAGTTCATACTGATCACGGTTTTTCATATACATGCACCCTTTCTTCTCTCGTGTATCTAAATGATGACTATGAAGGGGGAGAACTTTGGTTTCCTTATATTAACTTAAAATTTAAACCCAAAAAAGGAGATGTACTCTTTTTTCCATCAACTTACATATTTGCCCACGGAGCGATGCCGGTAACTGAAGGTGTTAAGTATTCTGCTGTTACCATGTTTGACTATAAAGATAACAATAAAGAATATCATCAAACAATAAATACTAGTGATGGAACTAAGGAAGAATCTGGAGTTACCCTTAAAAAACTTTAAGATGACTAAAATAACGTTAACTAAAACTCATCAAAATCCACCAAAAGTTAGTCAGTCTAGATTAAAAAGAGATTGGATGGACGAAACGTATAACAAACATGCCTACCGTTGTTTGCCCATGTCAGCTGCCAATGTTAATGGTTGGGAATTAATTCTTCAACAAGATGTAGTTATTCAATGGGATGGTGGCAATACTGTTCCTAGAGTTTTAGAGGGCGAGTTCTTAGATGGAAGACCAATTGTAATACCATCTATAATAGGGATTATTTCTTTTGCTACAGGATGGGCAATTAATACAGAAGAAGAATATGATACTTGGGTAACCGGATCTCCTAATTATTTTGTTGATGGAGCAGCACCTTTGTCCGCTACAATACCTAGCTCCTGGTGGCCTGATGAATTCAATATGAACTGGAAAATTACAAAAATTGGAGAACCGGTCAGATTTGAAGCAGGTATGCCATTTATGTTCTTCAATATATATAAAAATAATCTTTTAAATAATGTTGAATTTTTAGTTGAAAATTTATGGGACAAACCAGAGCTAATGGCTAAAAGACAGTCATACGGTGACGCAAAGATGAAAAAACTTCACGAACAGCCATGGACCTGGATGAACGGAATAAGAACCGGTTTAGATGAAAATGGCAATTCCATAGGTCCAAAAAATGATGGCTTATTAAAGCTTCAGGAACCAAATTGCAATTAATTAAGAACTATAATACATTACTATTATGTAACAATACAAAAGTTTCAATTGCAAAGTAAAGGTAGTTTTGTATGAATTTTTTGACTGTTTCAAA